GCCACTTCCCACGGTAATGTTAGTTCCCTGGCGACCCCCTCGACGCCCAAAAAAGACCCCCTGGCCCGGTTTCCCAGGTCAGGGGGCTGTCGTTGATCCTGTTTCTGGCTCTATGCGCGCGCGGTCTCCTGGTTGGGGTGTTCGCCGGCATCGACCGCTGCCGGCTCGCGGTTCGCATTCTCTAACATAGCACCAATCTCGTCCACCGACAACGTGACCGCCGCCCGGTCAACCACGCGGCTACCGTCCACCGGCAACCCGCACACTTCGCACGTCCCGTCTGGCTCCATCGTGAACTCTTCGCACTCGCATAGAGCGACCAGGGGATGGTGCGCTGGCGTTGTCCTCACTTCCATTGCCAACAACTCTATCGCCTCTGCCACCTTGCACAGTCCAGCAGTGATGCCCATGACCGCCTCTGACAACGACCCGACGCACCCGCCTGCCTCGTCATTGCCGGGGATAACGTCAGGCCAAATCCCCGTGGCCACCTGGCCGACGTTCGTGGCCAGACGGTCGATAACGTCCACCACATTCGCGGGTTCCATGTTTGAGTCCAACACGTTGACTGAGCGTAGCGTGTTCCGAATTGCTGATCCTGTGTCCATGATCGTCCTCCTTTGTATAACTACGGCCTAAACCGATACTCCACCAACCAGTCGATAACGTCGCCCGGTCGAAACACGGTTCCTGTGTCCAACCGTTCCCACGGCGACCACGGCGCGGCCATGTCCAACCGCCTGCGCAGTTCTGTGGTCCGTTGCCCGCGCAACCCGGTGGCGTAATACCCGACCGCCTCGCACAACGTCTGCCTGCGCGGTTGTGCCGGTTGTGCGACCGGCTCTGGCTTCATTCGTTCCCACGGTCCTCTGGCCATGTCAACGGTCCTCCATCTCAAACTCGCAACACCAGACCCACGGGTTCGCGTCCCAGCCCAGCCCGCGAGCGGCATAGACGCTGTTCCAGAGGTCGACAAATGCGCTGGCATGGTTGCTGTCATAGAACGGCTCACCCCCGGCGAGCATGTGCGAATACACTTGGTCTGGCTCTACTCCCTCTTCCGCCGCGTCTTCCTCGCTTATCTCCTGCACCCTCTCGACCCACACGCGCTTTACGCGGAGAGTCAGGCGGGATGCCCACCGGGGCATGTGCCGGGGCGGGCGCTTTTTCCTCCACCAGTCGTGAAGGAAGTCGGAATACGCCCACTCCTCGCGCTCTTCCATGTCTTCAGGATATGCGGATAGATACTTGGCAAAGTTCTTGGGCTTTCGCTGGTACGGAGGCCATTCGGTGATGTCTTTCGGCCCCCGCACTTCCTGTCTAGCGCCATCTAGTGCGTATTGTGCGTAGTATGTACTGAAGTCGTCGCCAACGGTGTGACTTGTGCCTCTGTAGTACCACGCCTCCCGCACCCACAGCCGGTCGCCGGGGACGCCGAATGGGCAACCTTTGGGAATGTCGTGCCCACACTGTCCACCCAAGGGAAACTCGTAGGTGTTGCCATTCCACCGGGCGCTCCTGCTTTGGTGTTCGGCGGGTTGCGGCTTCACCGGCCTGCGCGTCTGCGTCTTACGTCCGTCCAGTGTCGCGCGGACCATTTCGTCGTTGAATAGGATCGGTCGTTCGCTCACTTGTCCATCTCCTTCTTCACCTTCCCCCAGTACCCGTCAGTCTTGCGCGTCTTCGTTCGCCAGGCCGGCCCCGAGTTCCACAGGCGGGCCACTTCTTCGGGGGTCCGCGCGTTGTACCGCTTTGCGTACTGCACGACGACCCACCGGGCGACCGTTGGGTTGTAGCAGTCGGCCAACTGAACGTCTGTGCCTGCGTACTCGTTGACGTCCGCAAGGCAGGCCGCGCGCACCTGGAGCGGCCCGACCGCTTGTTCCTTGGCGTTGTATGCGTTCGGGTTGCCAGACGACTCGACCATCGTCATGGCGGCGAGCAGGCCGATCCACAGTTGCGCGGTCACTGTCCCACCTCCTCGCCCAGTTTGTTGTTGCATGACCGATTGGCGTAGTCTGCCAGATCGACGCGCAGCCCCATGAACGGGCGCTCGATCCGCTGACGCAGACACCCGCCGGCCTTGCACCGTTTGACCGTGCAGGCGGCTACTTTACCCTCGTACAGTTCTTTGGCGTTCGTTCGTTTCACTGGTCCACCTCCCGGTCGTTGCTCTCGCCATACGGGCACGTCCGCTCGTCCGCGCTGTGCCGCTCGCCGCACTCGCAGCAGTACCACGCGGCGCGCAGTTCGTTCCGACACTGGCGACACCCGAAATGCGGCCCACCGTGGTGCGTCATTGGCGTCCCGCAGTTGTCGCAGATGTGCGTCGGTTGGATCACTCGCAGTTTCGTTTTCACGGTCGTCTCTCCTGTTGGTTCGTTCGTTCCTGCTACCGATGCTGCACCCCGAGGCTGTTAGGAAGGAGAGAGAGGGGGGATGGTAGACCCCGAGGCGCAGCAGCGGGGACAGGCGTCCCCACCGTCGTTGATTTAGTCGTCAGGTTTGCCCTCCTTGCGCATGGCCGGCAGAGGTCTGCGCCAGCCGGTTATGTTGCGGGTCGACTCGGTGCCGTCGTCCTCCAGCCAGACGCGCGCCCGCGCGTCCCAGAACCCGCGCGCAGTGTACGACGTACTGCCTACCGCGACGGTCAGGTCGTAGTACCCCAGGCGCTCGGGCGGTTCGTCGGGCCACGGATGCCACCGGAGCACGTCGCCCAGCACTGCGGCGACCTTTTCCGCTTCGGTGCCTGTCAGGTCGTATCGTTGGCAGAGTTCGGGGATGGTCATTGTCGTCACCTCAGAACGGTATGTCGTCGTCTTTACCGTCAACCGCCGCCGGCGCACCCGGGACGTCTGCCGGTCGCTCGCGCGGGACGTAGGTGTTCACGCTGGCGTACAGGTTGCCAGTGCGCGCCGACTCCTTGACGTCCAACCGCACGCGGCCCTGGTCGTCCGTTTGCACGGTGTCCAGCCACGCCCGCAGTTCTGCCACGTCAAGGACGATCTCAGCTTTCACAAAGTCGGGCGTGTTTTCGTGCGGCCAGAACACTCGCAGTCCTTCGGGGAATGTCATTTCGCGGTCGGGCATGGTGTCAGACCTTTCTTTGCTGACTTGGCTGGCTTCTGGCATGTGCATGGCGAGTACCGATGGCACTTGCAGTTGTCACAGTAGAACGTCGGTTTTGTTCCGCGCTGTTTGCGTAACGCTTTGAGTCCTGGGACTGCCATGTTACTCGCCTTTCTGATACGGATTACGCCATACATGGTTGGACGACCTCACAAAAACGCGCGCACCATCTAGGCGCACGGTAACGCGCAGGCCCAGCCTATCCGCGATGGACGTCAGGCGCTTGCGCCATTCCCGCGCCGCAAGGTGCGTGTGCTCCGCGTGGTCGACAAATTCCACAACTGCGCCGGGCGTCAGCGATGATTTCCCGAGCGCAATCAACATCAAACCCGTACTGCGACCTGTGCCCCTGTTCGGGTCTTCCATTACTCGCCTCCTTTGTACGGCGCAATGCGGATCGCTTGTCCGGTTGCTGCGCGGGTCGACTTGACGGGGTACAACACGATCTTTTTGCCTGCCATGTCTGCGGGCGACTCGGCGCCCGTTGCCGCGTACAACTGCCGGCGCACCGTTACGCCCGTGACGCCGAGCAGTTTGGGCGTTTCTTCGAACGCAATGTCGAACCCGATGGTGACTTCGTGCGTCTGGGGGTTGTGGAACTCAGCGCCGCCAGTGACCGACTTGATGGTCAGGGCGAACTTCTTGCCGTTCAACTGTTCCGCGTAGATGTAAGGCAACCCGTCGTAGATGCTTTCGGTGGTCATAGTTCGCTGGCCTCTCCTGTTTCGAGTGTTTCCGCTGCGTATACGTCCTGCGCCCAGGTAGGCAGTTCCCACAGCACGTCGCCCGACCCGTCGCACGGTCCAGGGTACACGTCCAGCAACGAGCAGGCGTAGTACCGGCTGGCGATTTCGCGCGCCCGTCGTTGCCCGTACTCGATCACGTCGGCACCCACGCGCACGACCATTACTGTGTACGGCGCGGACGACTCAACGTAGATCAGATAGAACTCAGGCGACCACCGGGTAACGCCTAGTTGTTCGCACCCCTCGACGTACCAACCCGCGCCAATGTCGTACCCCAGCTCCATAGCCTGCCGCAGTACCGCTCGTTCTTCGATGTTGGCGACCGTCTTGACGTCCACGATGTAGTCGGCGCACACGGCGTCCAGTCGCGCCTTCGCAGTTCCGTACGCTTTGTCGTACCACTGGATCGACCGTTCGTACTGGCAACCGGCGAGCAGGTCGGACGCTCGTTTGTGCGACCGAACCGCGTCTGCCATGCGTTGGACCTGCGCCAGTTTTGCCGACTTAACGAACAGTTGGTCAGGGTGTTCTGCGAGCGCCTGCTTGTGCTCGTTGGTCCCGCGCCGGCCCGACCACTCGTACACCATCCCCGGCAACTTGGCCGGCTCAAGGATAGCGCAGTGCGTGACCGTGCCCAGTTGCATGGCAGCGGTCGGCGTCGAGTCCCGCGTCATAGCCATGTGCATGTGCGCCATCGACACGCGGCCAGGCTTAATGCTGGACGCATTGATACCCGGCAGCGCGCGGTACTCTGGCATCGTCAGGTCGAGCAGCTTGTCGTTCGGTGGGTGCATGTCTCTCTCCTCGTTGGCGCGTGTAGGATGCGCGCCCCCCGTGGGGTGGTTAGGATTGCGCAAGGCACTGGTCACAGTCACAAGGCGCAATGTTCCGGGCTTTGGTCATGGTTTCCCGGACGGTGTATTCGTGAATCGTGTGGCAATCCATTTCCGGGCTGAAGTAACCGGGGCGGGTATAAATCCAATATCCGTCAACGTCACGGGTGACACATTCAACCTTGCCAGCGTTCCGGACGATCCACGCCCGCAGGGTTGAACCAATGGGGCCGTCAAAAGTAACGGTGTGGCTGCGGGTGTTCGTGGCGGGGGTGTTCATGTTCTCTCTCTCCTTGCTCTCGGTTAGGTTGGCTCGTTCTCTTTCCATGCTACCTACAATAGCCGGGTTTTTGCCCCATGCAAGAGCGTTTCGAGAAAAAAAGTGAGAAAGTTTCTGGCAGGCTCAAGATTCGTCCGCGAAAATGTCCACCAACCGGCGCGGGCCAGCGGTCACGCCTTCGGACGCTGCGATCATTCGCACGGCCCGCGAGACGCTGGCAAACATAGGCAACCCCCGTTCGCGCTTGAGTTTCTGCAGCAGTTCGTGCGTTTCCCGGTCGACGTAGATGCGCCGCCGATCCTGCCACGGTTTGCCTGTTCGTTCGGTCGCCATGTTGGTCCTCCGTTTGTCGGTTGATTGATCGTCCAGTCGACGGGTGTACCATACCGCCAACTGCACGGGCGAGCAAGTCCACAGTGCAGAAAGTTGCCCCGCGCCCCTTGACACCGCCGCGCGGTCGTTGTATCGTGGTGTCGTGGCGGGTGACCGCCGAGCACAGGAGAGACGCGATGACCAACCGAACCAAGCGCACGGACAACAATGGGATATGTAGAAGTGGCGACAACGGAAAGGACGGTGAGTAATGGGCAAGGTATCGCTCAAGTTTGAACCGCTACAGTCTGTGGGCCGACCGACCGGGGACGTGGCGTACATCAAGATGCCAGTCGCACTGGCCGCGCTGGAGCACTTCCAGCGGTTTGTTGAGGTAGCCTATGGACCGGACTGCGGGTGCGCGGAGATACAGGACAAATGGCTGCGCGTCTGCACGCCCGACGTCCTAACCCCCGGCCCCGCGACCGAACCACCCACCGACGCCGGCACCTGTTCGATCTGCGGCGCGGAGACGCAACTGGTCAGGCCGGGTAAGTACCAGGCGACGTGCCGGTGTTGGGAGGACAAGTGAACTACTACAACGAGTACGACAAGAATGCCGCAGCGTGGCTGCGCGAACTGATTAAGGACGGGCTGATTGCACCCGGCACAGTGGACGAAAGGAGCATAGCAGATGTCGCCCCAGAAGACCTCGCAGGATTTACGCAGTGTCACTTTTTCGCAGGCATCGGCGGGTGGTCTTACGCACTCCGGTTGGCTGGTTGGCCCGACGACCGACCCGTCTGGACAGGATCGTGCCCTTGTCAACCATTCAGTGTCGCCGGCAAAGGCGCAGGAACAGACGACGAGAGACACCTGTGGCCCGCTTTTCGGTGGCTCATCGCCCAGTGCCGACCTGCAACGTGCTTTGGAGAACAGGTTGCAAGCGCAGACGGACGTCAATGGCTCTCTGGAGTACGTTCTGACCTGGAAGCGTTGGGATATAGGGTTGGGGCCGCAGATCTGTGCGCTGCGGGCGTCGGGTCGCCGCACATCAGACAGCGGTTGTGGTGGCATGGACGGTTGGCCGAAGACACCGCAGGCCAGCGACGGCGAGGGGGGCGTGATGGAGATCCGACCGGGGACCAGCGGGAAGTACAAGCTGCGGGACTACGCGATGACTGCGTCGTTGACTGGTCCCGATCCGTCTGGTGGCCGTGCAGGGACGGGAAATGGAGGAGGGTGCCGGCTAGATGGGTGGGACACGCCACGGGGGACGGGCGGCGGCAATGTGAGCCGGGGACACGACAGGAAGGACGAACTGCTGTTGGCGGGACAGGCACAGGCGGCGGGCTGGGCGACGAGCCGAGCGGAGGATGCGGAATCGGCTGGGATGCGGCACAGCAGGGGAGTCGCGGACACGTTGACGGCGCAGAGCCGAATGGCGGGCTATCCGACGCCGCAGGAAGACAACGTGAACAACAGCATGGGGCACAAGGGGACGGCGTTCAGCGATCTGCCAACGGTGACGCAGACGATGCTTCCCGACATGACCGGCTGGAAGTTGAACCCGCGCTTTTCCCTTTGGCTGATGGGCTACCCGGTCGAGTGGGCCTGCTGCGGGGCGCGGGCAATGCAATCGTGCCGCAAGTCGCCGCGCGGTTCATAGAAGCGACCTGCCGGTGTTGGGACCAGTGACCCGCGCGACAGGAACGCGACCGATAGGAGAAACGAATGTGGCACTACCTGGACGACAGCTTAGAACATTGCACCTCTTTGCGGGAGCCGGTGGAGGCATCCTTGCCGACATGTTACTCGGACACCGACCCGTATGCGCCGTGGAACTTGAGGACTACCCAAGGCGAGTACTGCTCGCCAGACAGCGCGACGGACTGTTGCCCTGGTTCCCGGTCTGGGACGACGTCTGCACGTTCGACGGGACAGCGTGGCGTGGACGGGTTGACGTTGTCGCGGGCGGGTTTCCCTGTACAGACATATCAGCAGCAGGTAAAGGCGCAGGGATTGACGGCGCGCGTTCTGGCTTGTGGAAAGAAATGGCCCGGATCATTCGCGAAGTACGACCGCGATACGTCTTCGTGGAAAACTCGCCAATGCTCACTTCTCGGGGTCTTGGAGTCGTTCTCGGAGACCTGGCCGAAATGGGTTATGATGCGAACACGGGTGTACTTGGTGCCGTTGACGTTGGAGCACCTCACAGACGGGAGCGGATATGGATCGTCAGCGAACGGACATGGTAAGCAAGATGTACAAGCAGATAAAGCAATCCCCTATCCGGTATTGTCAGCAGTGCGGTCTGATGATGGTAAGAAAACGGTTTGCGAATGGACGGTTAGAGGATTACCGCAGGTTCATGTCAAAGAGGTTTTGTTGCCGGTGGTGCCAAAACAAGGCAGCAGAGCGGGACAGGGTAACGATAAACGCATACCGATTTCGGGCACGAAAGCACATCAAACAGCAATGCGAACTCTGTGGATCTGTAAAGAACTTGCAAATGCACCACAAGGATCGGGATGTCAGCAACAACCATTGGACGAACTTGCAGACGCTTTGCGCCAGTTGTCACAACAGGCACCACTGGTCGGGACGCAGGGTGAATGGCGACTGACGGCAGAAACAGAGTGCTGGGCGCTGTCGATGTCGGAGCACCTCACCGCCGCGAGAGGATCTGGATTGTGGCCGGTCGCCAATGCACGAGATTGGAAGGATAGCATTAACGGCACCGCACCTCCAAGTCGCCAAAACCCCGCCGCACAGACCCTAGGACAGCGAGTAAGCGCAATGTGGCCGACGCCGACTAAGCCATCACCAACCGGCGGGGGTGGCGGTCTGTCAGGCGGCAGCGGTGCGCGCGGACAGATGCCTGACGTACCGGAACGCCAGGCGTTGACCAATGGCACCGGCCAACTGAACGCTGCTTGGGTGTGCTGGCTAATGGGCTGGCCGGCCGGTTGGGACGCCGTTGAGCCGGTCGAACGGCTGGAGTTCTTAACGTGGGATGTGGACCCGGCTGATCTGGAACCCCCGCCAATGTTGGGAACGCCGCGCAAAACTCAAGCAATTAGGACGCCTGCATTTATAAGGAAAGGGCTATCGCCAGAAGAGTACATTACCACTGTGCCGGCTGGCACCGGCCCCATCCCTCGAGTAGCCCGCGACATACCCGAACGGGTGGCGCGACTAAAGGCACTCGGCAACGGCCAGGTGCCCCAGTGTGCGGCCGTTGCGTGGATCGTGCTGACGACTGAGGTGTGAACCGACCAGTGACCCGCGCGACGAAACTTTTTTCGCGCGGCGGGTTGCAAAGGATGACGAACGAATGACCAAGTACACCACCGAATGGCCGAACGGCCCGACGACATGGATTGTGGACCGCGAACTGTTCGTGTCCGTGCCGTTCACCTGGAACCTGTTGCCGTTGCGCGCTGAGTTGCGCCAGCGGTCTATGTTGTGGGACCACGCAACGGTCGGCGGGCCTGCCGTGCGGTTGATGGGCGAACTGTTGGACGACTTGGAGGACGTCACGGTGTCGCGCGCTGACATGCCTGGAGTGCTGCAACGGGTCAACCCTATGGCAACTCGGACTACTACCGGGTGCGTCAACCGTTGCGCGTTCTGCGCAGTGCCCAAGACCGAGGGACCGTTGCGGTTGCTAGCTGAGTGGCCCGCGCGCCCGGTGGTATGCGACAACAACATACTGGCCGCGCCCGTGGAACACTTCGACCGGGTGCTCGACATGCTGGACGGCATAGGGTGGGGCGACTTCAACCAGGGGATCGACGCGCGGTTGTTGACTGACTACCACGCCGAACGGTTGTCGCGTGCAAAGGTAATGTGCCGGCTGGCGCTCGATCACCCCGCCTGCAAGGACGCATGGGAAAACGCCTACGCCAAACTGCGCGCGGCAGGGGTTGCTAAGTCGCGGATACGCGCCTATGTGCTGTGCGGGTTCGACAGTGACCCGGCAGAGTGCTGGGACAGGTGCAACTGGGTGCAGGGGCACGGTGTCTACGCGCTGCCCCAGTGGTTCCACGATCTGGACGCCATGCAGCACAACGCCGTAACCGCCGAACAGCGGGCGAACGGATGGGACAACGAGCAACGCGGCGCTATCATGGGGTACTTCTACAAGCACCGTGGAAAAAATCTTGGCGCGGCGGGTTGCAAAGGGGTGGATGGCGTGCCATTGTAGTCATAGCGGCACCCCTTAACGCGAGATGTAACATGACTCCACCAACAAACCGACCGGCTCAACGCACCGACTCGCCTAACCGCGTCTCGCCAGGGTGTCGCTACCTTGTGTGTTGGGCCGGTCTTTTTGTCTGTGGGGCACGGAGATAGACATGCCAGCACGTAAGAAAACGAAGAAATGGGCGAACTACCAGGAATACCTGCAGTCGCCAGAGTGGAAGAAGATTCGGGAAGAGGTTGTCGCGAGGGACGGTGAACGGTGTTTGATCTGTAGCGCGGACGGCACCGACAAAGAAAACGGGCTAGAAGTACACCACTGGCGCTATGCGGACGACTGGGCGAACGACAACGCAGACAACTGTGTGACGCTTTGTGCGGATTGCCACAGAGACCGACATTTGGGCAAAGGTGCCGCAACAATCGATGAAGCGTTAGACCAGTTCAGATGCGTGGGCGAATTCCAGCACAACCATTGTGCTGGTGAATGTAGGCAGGTTGGATATACTGAGGGCATCCGCGTCGGCATGAACAATGTGTTTAGCCTGATTTCTGGTTTGGCCACGGGCCGTCGGCCAGAAGTAACCATTTCGTTGCTGCCAGTAAAAGAACCTAGAATTGAAGATGTAATTGCCTTTGCGTATGCGCTTGATACGATCTCTAACCTATGGGTCGTCCGACCTGAAAAGGACGCCGACAATGCCTAAATATCAATGGTTCAAGTTCTACGCTACCGACTGGCTTGCAGATCCGCATTTGCGGCTCTGTAACGCAGCCGCGCGCGGCGTTCTGATAGACCTAATGGCACTCGCCCATAACGGCGAACCATACGGATATGTGTCCAACGGAGGCATGGCCCTGACCGAAAAACAACTGGTCAGAGTGCTGGCTGTGAACCGGCAGACACTGAGCAAAGCGTTGGCTGCGCTAGAGCTGCACGGTCGCATAGCGAGGGCTGCGGACGATTTGCTATACATTCCCCGCATGGTCAAAGACGGGGCTAAATTGGCGCAATCCGTGGCTCACGGCAAGCTCGGAGGCAATCCAAAGCTTAAGGGTAGGGTTAAGGGTAGGGTTAAGGCAGAAGAAGAAGTAGAAGAAGAACAGAAAAGAGAACAGATGGTTGGGGTTATCTATGATGCGTATCCTAGGAAGCGCAACAAAGAAACCGCATTCAAGGCAATCCGCAAGGTGATAGCCCAGCGCGACCCCCAGGAAATACTGGCGATAGTACAAGAGTTCGCGGAGGCAGTCGATGGCGCGGACAAGAAGTACGTTCCCTACTGTTCAAGTTGGTTCAACGCCGGGGCCTATGATGATGAAGACCGGGGCGAATGGAAGGAGATCGGCAGGGACCACAACCAGCCACCCCTCGACACGACAGCCGCACTCAAGGACTGGAGCGCCTCCCAATGAAACACCTAACGCAAGAAGAGTTCACCGGGGGCATGGAGCGACTGTTCGCCCTGTTCGGCAAACCGCGACACGTTACCGACCGAAATGAACTAAACAGGTTTCTGGCCGAGTATTTCAAAACCGTCAGGAAGATGGACCACGACGGGTTCCGAACAGCCGTTATGAAGTGCCGGCAGAACTGCCGAATGCTCCCCATGCCGTGCGACCTGTGGGTCGAGTACAAAAAGATACCGAGGTGACCGCAATGGAACGCGAACAGATATTGCAACTCAACCCACTAACCGACTACATGCGCAAGCGCGGCCAGGAACCCAAGCGCCGCGCGAACGAGTGGGTTGTGTGTTGCCCGCTGCATGCCGACACCAACCCGAGCATGACCATAGACGACGACGACCGGCAGTGGTACTGTTTCCCGTGCAAAAAGGGAGGGTCGGTGGTCGATCTGCACATGGCCCTGACCGGCATGACTATCGGAGAAGCGATGCGCGACCTGTCTGGCGAACCGGCGAACGAACCGACACCCGCGCCGCCAGCCAGCAAGCCGAAAGACTGGGCGACCGTCGCGACATACGAATACCGGGACGAGTACGGACGGTTGCAGTTCTGCGTGGACCGACTGGAAAGCGCGGCGACCGGCAAAAAGCGGTTTCTTCAGTGGCACATGGACGCCCAACACAAACGGGTTAACAGCATGGACGGGGTGACCCGGTGCTTGTATCTGATGCCAGAAGTGTGCGCGGCCACAGAGGTCTGGTTAGTTGAGGGGGAGAAGTGCGTACACGCATTGCGCGACCTGGGGTTGGTCGCCACAACTAACCCCGGCGGGTCCGGTGCGTGGTTGCCGGCGTATGCAGAAAGCCTAGCAGACAAAGACGTGATCCTTTGCCCCGACAACGACGAACCGGGGGAGAAATGGACCGAGCAGGTGATTGCGTCACTGGAGGGCAAGGTGTCCACGCTGCGGTTGGCGCGCGCTCCAGGCGACGTGAACGACATAGCCGACCACTTGGCAACTGCCCCGGATACCGACGCGCGGTTCAATCGGGCGATTGCGTTGCGGGACGGGGTGCCGGCAGTTGCGCGCGGGGTAACTGCGCCACTGTATACAGCCAGCGAACTGATGGACGAATACACCAAGCACGCGAACAGCGACAAGCGCAAGGGCTACGACCTGGGCGCGTGGTTGCCGACCATGCGACACCACGTTCGTCCGTTTGTTCCCGGCGATCTGGTGGTTATCGTGGGGGGCACCGGAACCGGCAAGACCGCAGTTCTGCAGAACATTGCCATATCGCAAAAGGTGCCGACGCTACTGTTTGAGATCGAGTTGGCGCGGATTTTGGTTGCCGAACGGTTCGCCAGCATGACCAGCCAAGTGGACGCCAGAGACCTTGAGCGCAAGATCAAGGGCGGCGCGCGGTACAGCACCGAGGCGTGGGACCACGTTCTGACGTGCCCACTGTCCCGCATCACTATCGAGCAAATGCGCGACCTGCACGCCAAGGCATCACTCAAGCTGGGCGCGCGGCCAGAGGTCATTATGATTGACTACATCGGGCTGGTCAGCGGCGGGTATGGCAAACGGTACGAACGGTTGTCCACCATTGCAGAGGACGCGAAGATACTCGCCAAAGAAACCGAGACCGTTGTTATCCTGGGGTCGCAGATTAAGCGGGACAGCGAGACCGAACCGACATTGCACGACGCCAAGGATTCGGGCAGCATTGAGAACAGCGCCGGCCTGGTAATGGGGATCTGGCGGCAGGGAGATACGGACTATTTCGTGCGGGTGCTGAAGAACACGCGCGGCCCGGTCGGCGTGACGATCCCGTGCAACTTCAATGGGTCCAACCTGCGTATTACCGAACGGTTCACCGGGTCGTCGGCGCAGATGGAGCAGATAGACAGGTTCAGCGATGACTATTGAGACCGGCATATACCGCGAGCAAAGCGCCGCCGCAGAACCGGAGAGTTGGGTGTGAGATTGAGAGTAGCCAGGCAATAGGGAGACCGACCGATGAGTGAGAACGCACCGCGAGACAGTATGCCGCTATTTCGGAGCGCTATAGGCAACTCAAAGCCAACATCACCAAAAGAGTTGACCATAGCAAGGTGCAATGTGCATCGGGCGTGCGAACTCAACGCCGCCTGGCATAGCAGATTCCCAGACATCCACTGGAGCAACGTAGTACGCAATCGTGACTATGTGTGTTTTATTGCGGAGCACAACGCAATAGCATACGCCAGTGCCATCTGGTCTAGTCCAGTGGCCGCAAACAGACTAACAGAGGGGCGCACCGCGCTAGAACTTCGCAGGATGGCTATATCGGACGACGCACCACGAAACACAGCGAGTCGCATGATTAGCCAGATGCGGAAGTACATCGAGCGCGAGCTACCGCACATAACGGTGCTGATCAGCTACCAAGATACGGAAGTACACTGCGGCACCATATACAAGGCAAGCGGATGGTCGGCGGTTGCCACCAACGAGGGCATGTCGTGGTCCAACGAGACCCGCAAGCGCAACAAGGAACAAAGTCTTGCAGCCAAAGTGCGATGGGAGTTTAGGATGAAGCCTGCGTGTACCAAATCTGATGTTGTTTCCGCAGATGTCCCCGACTGTTCTGGTCTATGGTCAGGACACAAATTAGAGGGATCGCTGGCTGAATTTAACCGCTACATAGCGGGCGACAGATAGGGCAAACAATGGAAGACCACACAATGATCGACCGCAAGCCCGCCATCTTGCAGATTGCCGACAGCGCGTGCAACAAAAACAGGGCCGAATTTGTTTCAAAACCGAACCACACAGAGAGAGGACCGACCAATGAGCGAACAGACGTACACACTGGACCAGGTGAAAGCGTGGCTGGAGGAGGGGGGTGCCATCGGAACCGGGGCACAACTCATTGACGACTCTGCGTTCGGCCTCGCGCAGTTCGTGCACGACCGAGAGCGCGAGGAACAGGAACCGCCGATTGCGCGACTGGAAGCGTGGCGGGTTGAGTGTGACAAGAACGGATGGGTCGAGATCCACACGCCAACCCTTCTGGTGAGCATCAGCGCGGCAGTAGGGGTAGGTTCCAACGGCTGGACCTGCGTCGGTTTCGCGGAGGACGACGACGAACGTGACCTCGCGCTGGAGGGAGAGATATGGATGAGCAACTTTCCCGCGTGGCTGGACGACGGCAAGCTGGTCGTCGCGGCGTGGGCGATCATGGCGAAGGAGGGCGAGTGATGGAACACGCGAAGCATACGCCGGGACCGTGGAGAATACAAGCGCCGCCCGACTCGCCGTGCTGGTGTGTATTGCACGGGCCGGGGCGACTCATGATTGACTTCGAGCGCCGGTACATGAGTACCATGCGGAAAGCCGTCCAGGCATTGAACTGCCACGACGAACTGCTGGAGGCGTGCAAGGCTCTTGTTGCCCTTGCTGAAGCTGACGACTGCCCGAGAGACCACATGGACCTGCTGACAGCCCTTGACGACGTATATGAGCAGGCAGACGCGGCAATCGCGAACGTCGAAGGAGGCGCATGATGACGCTGGAAGAACTGCGGGACATGCACAACGACTCGCCGGTCGGCAGGGGGGTGCGGCGCTGGATGGTCGCTGACCATTACGACGCAAGCGCCTGCCTCGACGCCGCGATCAGACAGCGGGACGAGTTGCTGGAGGCGCTTAGGCGAGCAGAACTATGGATTACCCATAAACTGATATACGGGCACTGTGACCCCGTCCACCGGCCCGATCTTGCGGCTGACGGGGAGTGCTCTTGCCGCAAGTGCCTTAACCGCCGAGCCGATGAGGTACTGACACAAGCACGCGCGGCAATCGCGAACGCGAAAGGAGGCGAGTGATGCAGTACAAAGGCAAGCTATACGGCAAGGTGGGCAGGAAGCATGTACCGCTCGAAATGACGGCTGACGACGTGGAGCGATTGGAGGCCCAGCGGGACGAGTTGCTGGAGGCGTTGACGTTGCTGACGAGAGCCACAGGCAGGCATAACCTGTATGAGCCATGTAACTGTATCTCATGTGCTCGCGACAACGCAAATGAAGTAATCGGGCGCATCGACCGGGCGACTGAGCAAGCAGACGGAGGGCAGTCCGACACAGGACAAGACCGCACGCACTTATCGACAAGTGCTGACGATACTGTCCCAAGTGCGTTTACCTGCCCTGCCTGCGGCTCGTACAATGTCGCGAGGCGAGAGGCCCGAAATCGCAACTGGACGTACTGCCGGGATTGCGGCGTCAGCAGTACTGACGATTGTGTCCGCGCGGACGACTCACTGGTGGTGTGCGACCACGCAGATGCTCAGGGGTGCGACCCAGAGTGCGATGCACGGGTGCCACATAAGCGTGACGGTAGGTGCAGTGGTCACGGTTGCAACGACGTCGACGTATACGTCCAGTGCGTCCCCGCCCCGCCGCCCGAAACCGGCGCGGGCATCCTGTCGCACTACTCAATGGACCTGGACCCAGAGTTCTACGACCCGCCGCCAGCCGAGCCAACGGGTAAGGCGGCCTTACCGGATGCCGACTGGGAGCCGTGCAAGGCGCGCGAGGCAGAGCAGTATAGGGAGGCGCATGTCCGCGTCGGGTCGCAAGATTGGTCGCCGTGGTCTGAGTGGCGAGACATGCCAGTGACGCACAAGTTCGCAGGCCACTGTCTGCGCTTTGAGTACCGCCGCAGAATCGCCGCACAACCGACCGACCAGCCAGCCGAATCGACTGACTGGCGCGAGTGCATGGGGCTGGTGGTAAATGCACTACAGGCTATCATCTGCGAGGTGGCGATTATCGTGCCGGTCGACCAAGCACACGGATTCAAGGTCGCCACCGAGCCAATCAACCAACTCCGCGCCAAGCTGGCCGCGCGGGCAGGCGGGGAGGGGGTGGAATGACGGCGGCAAAGCTCACTCGACAACGCGCATACATGATACGGCACCGCATTCGCGGGCTGTGTCAGTATTGCTCGACACAGGCGCGCCCAGGCAAAACGACGTGCGATGCGTGCGCCGAAAAACAAGCCCTGCGATGTGCCGCCGCCCGTCGCAGATACATTAACGACGGGCGTTGCACAACCTGCTCTGGCCTACTGGGCGAGCACGAACGCCACCGGAGAACGTGTTACGAGTGTAGCGACAAACGACTGAAACGTCGACACAACGAACTGGCAAGGAGAAATTGAATGAGACACCTGACCAAGCGACTGGACTTCGGCAAGAACGACACCATCAGCATCGGCGCGACGTCCTGCTGGCATGTGGGCAACCCGCAGTGCCGGGTAAGCCGCATCCAGGAAATGGTGGCTGAGTTTGTGGACCGCCAGATGCCGTGGGTGATGCTGGGCGACATCATCGAGGGCATTGCGCCACTTGACCGGCGATACCACCAAGACACGCACCACGACAGCATCAATCTGCAGGTCCACGACGCCAAACAACTGATGGTGCCGGCAAAGGGGTTGCTATTGGGAATCAGCGTTGGCAACCACGAAGATACCGCCGCGAAAATGGTGGGCGACATAACTGCCGACCTGTTGCGCCGGTTGTACGGAGGGTTTCGGCGCAACCGCTGGTTCGGCGGCGCGACCAGAATGCAGTTTAGATGTCCAGACGGCGAAGTGTCTGGGTTCTTCGCCCACTCGCGTATTACATTGGGAGGCGGCACGTCAGACCCAGAACGCGACGAAGTTACGCGCAAGATCAAGCTGCGCCGTCGCCTTATGCGGTTCGACGCGAACTTCAAGGTTGTGGGGCACGGGCACCACATGTTGGTTGCCCCGCCTGTCTACATGGACAAATTGACGACCGTCAACAAGCGCGGCCAAATGGTGCCGACTCCGTACAAACCGGAGTGGGTCGCCATGTCGCCAAGCATGTTCGCGAGTTACGACGACGACGATTATCCGTCATACGCAGAACAGGCGTTGCTGCCGCCGGGCGACATTGGGTGGATCGAGTGTGTGTTGCGGCGCGACGGAACAGTTGTGGAACTCAAGGAAAGGAAGGTGCTATGATGGGCTGGGGAATGACTCTGAACGGGATATACTGGCCGAGGGTGCGACGGACAGAACTGCCATGCAGGCAGGACGACGCAGAGGCGTCAATGGAGCGCATCAGGGCGCGGCTCATCTGCCTTGCCGCCATGAGTCCGCACGACGTGACGGACGACGATGGATACGCGCAGACGTGGCAGGACTACGTTGTCAGCGAGGTGTTCGACCTGTGCGACGAATACGCGGAGGAATCGGTGAACGAGCGATACGCCAGGCACGCGCAGATGTTTCCTGACGAGTGCCAGTGCGACAGTGACCCAGAGCAACCGACCGAATGACCGCCCGCACGGACATGCTCAGAACGCGCCGAGACCTCGCTCGAGCAGGGGTGACGGAACCTACGTTGTCCCGACTTGCGCCAGATCCGTATGCCGTGCGACCGGACGCCGAACCGTTCGAACAGGGGACCGAAGACCTGTTCCAGGCGCAGGCCGAACGGTGGCTGCGGGACCGGGGGTACTGTCAGCAGTGGCCGAAGGACATACTGGTAGGGCGACCGGAGCGCGGTTATCAGTTCCACATGCGCAGACCGGCAGACAACCAAGTTGCGCCCGACCTGTGGTTGTTCGGGCACGACGGTCGATATTTGGCGCTGGAACTCAAGACCGCCAAGGGTCGGCTGAACCCGCATCAACGGGCATGGGCAGAGCATGGATTTATCGAGGTTTGCCGTACAATGGGCGAACTCAAACGCGCAGTAGAACAGTGGGAACGTGGACAACGAGAGGGACCAACAGATGTTTAACGCGACGGAGCAAGCGCGGTACGACGCCATCGTGGCGCGCGTGGCAGAGGGCAGGGGCATGGACGTCAACGACGCACGCTGGTTGTGCGACCTGACGGCGAGAGAGGCACACCGCAACCGGGGACTCAGGCGGGCGCTCGCACAGATGGACCCGTGTTTGTACCCGCACAAGCTCTGCCAAGACGCAACAAGAGCGCAGGAGACAGAATCGAAAGGACAGATATGACGGACATCGAAGACAGGCGCAACGAGTTGATCATGCTACGCGACGGCGCGGTAGACAACGGCCAGTTCGGCGCGGCCGTCAGCGCAGAGCGCGCACTGATTGCGCTGGAGTCCGACGCCGACGAACAAGGCGACATTGCCGACTGCAGGCAGTGCGACCTTGTGCTGGCGCACCTTGCGCCGCTTGGACTGGCACCAGAAGACGCGGACGTAGTGGAAGTCGCCCGACTGGTGGCCCAACGTGTCCGCGAACAACACCAACCGGAGGCAACATGAGGCGAAACCAGAACATTCCAGACCCGTGGCCCGCAGAGATCCCGACGCCCCGGGAACAACCGAAGCACGACGGGTGGCACTGGTGGGCTGACCAGTTCGCCCGCATCCTGTCGCCGTCCGCGGCCGCCGACAAGGCGATTGTAGAGGTAGGCACATGGACCGGGCGAACGGCCATGTTGCTCGCCCAGATGTACCCTAGTTCGCATGTGTATGCCATCGACACGTTTGAGGGCGGCCCAGAGCACCAACCGGGCAAGCCGTTTGCCGACGCGACGGACTGCCTGTTCGACAGGTTCTGCGAACGGTGTTGGCCGTTGCGCGACCGGATCACGCCAATCGTGGGCACTTCATGGGACGGCATGGCCGCACTGGCAGATGCCGGGGTTGCCCCGGCGTTGGTCTATGTAGACGCTGACCACCGGGAACCTGCCGTTCGCCGGGACATCCTGGCGGCACGGTCTCTGTTCACAGATGCGATACTGTGCGGCGACGACTACAGCGAGCGACTGCAGAACGGGGTGTACCGGGCGGTCAACGCGCTGGCTGACAAGGTCTCCGCGGGGATGCACAACGACGGCGACTTCTGGTGGTACGAAAACTGGAGTGACTGATGGAACTACGAGGCACCTACAACCCCCTGTCCGCGGGTGTCCTGTTCCCGGGGCGCCGGTCGTATGCGGGAATGTACGGCATCTGGCACCAGGAACGCGCAAAGCTATTGCTGTCAGGGATCGACCTGCCGCAGGCAGTCGTTGCCGAACACCCGGCATCTGGCGATGCGGTATTCTACCCTGACGACAACGGCCACAAGATGGTCGACCCACCGGGCGTGCGCGTATTCATGCGGTCGATGCCCAGAGAGCGAGAAAGCGCCAGGTTGATCCCGTTCCCGGCGTTCCCGCATCGCGACTGGCCCGGCAACGGAAACATGAACTGGGGGGATGCGGTAATTCGCAAGCGCGTGCGGCCGTGGGTAGGGTTCTGCGGGGTTGCTCACCGGCCGTCTGAACGCCGGCTGGCAATCGACTCCCTCTCCGAAAGTCCGCACGTCGAAATGGTCACGGTGCGCCGGGACGCTTTCCTGCACCCAGACCGGGCCGCATACGTTGGTTCCATCCTCAACGCGCTTCTGACGGTGTGCGCCAGGGGCGTGGGCATGTTCAGTTATCGCCTGTACGAAACAATGTCCCTCGGCCGCATCCCGTTGATAATCGACGGGGGCGAGGCACTTCCGTTCGCGCGGCAGATCGACTGGGAATCATGCGCAGTGTTCGCCCGGCCTGAGACCGCGGCCGCAGACCTGCTGGAGTGGTACGAAGACGTTACAGACTGCGAATTGCGCGACATGCAACACGCCGCCCGGCAGGTCTGGCTGGAATGGCTGTCACCATCAGGATGGGCGCACAAATGTGTCACGCACTACCTGACAAACATTGGAGAGACACAATGACCGTACTCAACCCAGACATTCCGTTCCCGTATCCTGGACCACTGCTGATTGCCTGCATGGAGGGAATGCCCCGCTATCCGTTCGTGGTTGAATGCGGGTCCGGTCACGGCAGCACCCCGACGTTGCTCGCCTTGACCAAGGCCCGCGAGGGAACACTGGTGTCGTTTGAAGAGTCACAGGACTGGGTTGACCGGGTGCGCGCCCGACTGGCCCCGATGCACCTTAACTGGTACACTGAAGACATGGTTCGGTCGCTGGATGAACTGGCAATCGTGCCAGACATGGTGTTCGTGGACAATGCTCCGTTCCGCATCGTGAAGAACAGCTACAGGCGCAACGTCATCGAGTGGTGCCGGCAAGCTGGCGTGCGGATGGTGGTTGTGCACGATACTGAACCGGACCCGCCGAATCGCAGGTTCGACTACGGGTACGACACCGCCTTGGCTGGCTGGGCGTACCGCGCAGACTGGGCCGCCCCGCACCCCGACGAACCGTGGGCGACCGTGGTATCAGATGTGATGCGACTTGACTGGCTGGGGGGCATGGTGCCCCTGGTCGACGGGCAATGGGATAACTGACAGGGGGCACTGTGCCGATCACGGCCGAACCGCATACGAAGCAACGGGCATATGCCCTAAAGCGCCGCCGACAGATCACCCTGGCCGGGCAGGACATTGGCGACATTCCCCCGTGCGCCAACATCAAACGTCGACAAGCGTGCGATGCGTCGTTTGTCAAGTTCTGCGAAGTGCACCATAGCGAAAAGGTGTACCGTCGCTGGTCAGGTGCTCACCGACGCGCCATAGACAAGGTTGAAGCCGCGGTATGCAATGGCGGCGTTTATGCGTTCGCAATGCCCCGCGGATGGGGGAAAACGACCATCTGCGAACTTGGCGCCGAATGGGGGTTGCTCCCGGGGCTACACCCGTTCGTTGTGGTAATCAGGGCTACCGCTGAGTACGCGACTGACTCACTAACCAGTCTGAAAACTCACTTCAGTTCCAACCTCACACTGCTGGAAGATTACCCCGAAGTCCTGTACCCAATCTGGTGCCTCGAGGGAGAAAGCCGGCGGTGCCTGGGCCAGAGATACAAGGGAAAGCCGACCTATGTGGGATGGCGCCAGAACGAAATCATACTGCCGTCGATCCCCGGTGCCGCAGCCAGTGAGGCAGTCGTCCGCACCGCCGGCATAACGGGCAATATCCGCGGTGCCAAGTACGACCGACACGACGGCAGGACGGTTCGGCCGACGCTGGTGATTGTGGACGACCCGCAGACCGACGAAAGCGCAAAAAGCCCGACCCAGGTCGACCAACGTCTGGCGATCATCAGGAAAACCATCCTGCGACTTGGCGAGGGCCGGCCGATTGCCGTGTTGGTGCCGTGCACGGTCATCGAACCGAACGATGTAGCCGACCAACTGCTGACCCCTGAGTTGTACCCCGAGTTCCAGGGCCAGCGCACCCGCATGGTCGAGAAGTTTCCTGAGAAAGGCGTCGACCCGCACTTCGACCAGTGGGAGCAACACTGGCAGGAGTACCGGCGCATCCAGATCGAGTCCCTGCAGATCGGCCGGTCGCTCGATGCTGAGATCGAGTACTACAGGGCGAACCGCGACGACATGGACAAAGGCGTCGAGATGATCTGGCCTGAGAAGTACGAAGAGCCGAACGAAATAAGCGGCGTACAGCACGCCATGAACCGCTTTCTGAAAGACGAACACGCTTTCTGGTGTGAAGACCAGAACGAACCGCAGCGGGTGGTTGACGGGCGCGTCCAGAAGATTGCCAGCCCGACGGAGATCAGAGAGCGCGTCAACCGACTGCCCCGGCAGGAAGTGCCCGCAAACGCCATCCGCTTGACCGCCGGCATCGACGTCCACAACGAGGTTCACTACTGGATTGTCGTCGCGTGGGACGAGCAGTACACCGGGTACATTGTTGACTACGGAACGTGGCCTGACCAGCGCCGGCAGAACTGGCGCCACGAAAGCCCGCCGGTCCCGCTATCAAGCCAGTACAAGGGCGCGGCCGAGGCCCGGGTGCGGGAGTCGCTGTTCGATCTGACCAACGCGCTGCTTGGCTTGTCGTACCCGCGCAGCGACAACGCGACCAGCGAAATCAACTTGTGCACCGTAGACAGCGCCCATCTGCCTGACCAAGTGCGCGATGTATGCAAGTTGAGCGGGTACAGCAGTCGCCTGTTGCCACTGTGGGGTGTGGGCATCGGCCCGACGCACAACCCGATGCAGGACTACACCCGCAAAAAGGGAGACGAACTGGGATGGCACTGGTACTTGCCGCCGCCCAACACAAGCGGCATCAGGACGTTCCGCGTAGACACCAACCACTGGAAGTCGTTTCTGCAAGCCAGGTGGGCGGTAGCACCGGGCGATCCCGGCGCGCTTACACTGTTCGGGTCTAAGTGGCAGGAACACGAAAGCATAGCGGAGCACTTCTGCGGAGAACTGCCGACCGACGTGACCGCCAAAGGGCGCACGGTTACCACATGGGAAA